AAAGATGAGTGACTCGAGTTCAAAGGTAAACCCGTTCCCCATACTGGAGAACTTGTTCCACCGAATGAGCTCGCCGTCAAGCTTACCGAGCTTGCATCGACACGTATCGAGAAGTTGGAACCACCTCGGAGGCAAAAGCTCCCGAACTACTTCCAGCGAGATACTATCTGAAGCAGATGAGAAATCAACAGTAGCCAGACTAGAAAGAGGGTCTTTTGATCGACTCCCTTCATAGCTTAACCGCTGATTGATTTCCTGCTTCTGTAAGTCGACGCCAGACCTCCGAAGACGTTGACGGATCATAGAACCAATAGACTTCTGAAACCAGAGATTAATCCCTGGCTCCATAGCTATGACTCGATCCGTTTTCGAATTCTTCGGCACAGTGACTATTACGTTCCCAACCTCCTCAACAAACCAATTTTCTCCGTGTGAACGGGACATAGAGGTCTGCCAAAGAGGGTATGCTTCCTTAAACCAAGGTTGCACAAGGGCGTACAAATCGCGCGTTATCCCACGTTCTGCGTGGAACTTATTGATCGCCGAGACCTCTTCACCCTTGATGAGTGTTGAGTTACCCGGCCCCCAATTTGCTCTATCGACGAACTCTTCTGCACTATAATCGCCAAGAATCTGAGAGATTTTACGTCTAGTTGCATTAAGCAACCAAACGTTAGGCCCGTGGTTTAACGGGTCTAACTCAGGGATTCGAAAACGATTATTAGTCTCGGCGCAAAGCTCCTCGTATTGACGGAACTTCTTAAACGCCTCTTGCTGCAAGTTAAACGTGGTCTTGAGAAACCGCGCTTTTGACAAGTAGCTAGAAGCGATATAGTCGAGCCTAAACGCAAAGGCATTATTGTAATGCCTTGCGTGACATTCCAAGTTTGCCAGCTGATCGTGTTCCCCTTTTGAATAGAGGAGCCAGACAGTAAGGCTACGAGGAGTGTCAAGGGAAAGAAGGAAGCGATAAATATCATCATCAGTCTTAGATGGTGGTGCGCGAAAGGTCTGAGCTTCTAACAATAGCTCAGAGCTACGTCTCCTAAAGGTAGGCATAGCAAATCTCCTGAGTCGAACTTCTTGTTGACCGCGTTAGCGGTTAATAAACCGTTTCGAACTGCGACACGGCGGGCGGGATCACGGTGGCATTTGCCAAGAAATTCTTGACATAAGCCATCAGATCAGCGCGCTGTGCAGCGGTCGAACGCTCAGGAAGGACGAACTCAAGCGTTGCCAGGAGGTCATAAGCCTTAGTCGGCGCCGGCTGGATACCAGTCGACGTCGATGGGCTTGTG